ATGGGAAATAATAAAAAAATTAAAACATATGGAATAATATTAGGAGTAATATTATTTATTATCTTAGTAGCAGGATTTACCTATGCTACATTAACTTGGCGTAGTAGTAATATAACTATCACAGGTGCTTCAGAATGTCTAGAAGTAGATTCAGTAAAAGGATCCGATATTACAGGTAGTAATTTATTATTACTAGATGAAAGTCAAATAATAAATAATAATAGAATAACCATAACATCAGGTATGGTAGTAACAAATATAACTGCTAAACTAAAAAGTAGTTGTACATTAGATGGTTATCTAACTATAAATCTAAAAACAACAACCCTAAATTCAGGATTTACTTCATCAGGAAATAGTACAGGGGCCTTAAAATATGTACTTACTTCATATGATCCAAGTACTTATACAACAATTAATACTATAGTCTTAAGTGGTAAAACATTTGATATATTAACTACTGGTAGTATTACAAGTACAGGTACATTAAAAATAAAAGAAGCACAACTATCTACTGATACAACTTTAGCATATTTAGTAATTTTCTATATTGATGGAGATAAAGCTAATAATGATATTGGTTCAAACTCAACTAATTTTAAAACATCTATTGAAGGTAGTGTCACTCAAGGAACAATATCTGGATAAGGGGGTAGAAAAAATGGATAATAAAAAATTTATAATTGGAGTTATTTTATTACTATTACTAATGATTGGAGGCACTTATGCCTACTACAAATGGAGTAGTAGTAATAATATGGACGTTAATGTAAAAATAGATGGTGGCACAGTTACTTTTGATGGAGGAACTAATATAACTAGTACTATAATGCCAACTTCAAGTAAAGAAGAAGGAATAAAAAAAGATATCACAGTTAAAGCTAGTAGAGCAGGGGCAACTATGAATCTATATATGGACCTTACTACTATGCCTGAAGAACTAAAAGAAAAATCATTTATATATGAATTATATTATAATGACAACTCTTTAGTTACTAAAGGTAACTTTAAAGATATAAATTATTCTAGTAATGGAACAACAACATTAACTTTATTTACTGGAAGAGATATTAGTACTAATACTACTGATAAATATACATTATATTTATGGTTTAATGGTAAAGATTATGATAATCCAGAAACAATGCAAAATAAGACTTTATCTTTTGATTTATATGCTACTGGGGAAAATGCTGTATTAGCGGGTAACTAAAGTTACCTGCTAATTTTTAATAAAAAAAAATTCTTAAGCTTTATGCTTAAGAATTATTTATTATAAGTGGTGTCCTGGTGGAACACCGAATATGCACTTTAAAGCCTTATTTTATAAAGACTTATTCTTTTTTTACTCTCAAAATTACTCTCATTTTATATATACTTGTCTGTAGCACTTGCCATTTCTCTTTTTACTTTATTCGATAGATGACCATATTTATTAACAGTAGTGGAGTAATTAATGTGACCAATTCTGCTACTGATAAGATATAATTCTTTTCCTTCTCCCATCATTGTAGCAACATAGGTATGCCTTAAGTCATACATTCTAATTTTAGTTACATTTGCTTTATTGCAATAATAAGTAAACTTTTTTCTTAAATTGGTATCCGAATAAGGTTTTTTTCTTTCGTAATTAAAGAATATTATATTTTTATTATCGATTGTATAATTAGTATTCTCAATTAAGAATTTTTGGTAATTCTTAACTTCGCTTATCAATTTTTTTGTAATATTTACATCTCTTTGTGAAGGATAATTTTTTGTGTCAGATAGAAATTTTTCATCTTCTTTATCATAATTTATGGAATGCTTTATTTTAACTATTCCTAATTTTTCATCAAAGCAGTCAAAGGTTAAAGCTCTTGTTTCTCCAATACGATCACCTAAACTGAATCCTATTAAGATAAGTATTTTTACCATACTTGCTCTCATAACATCATTTTTACTCCCATTCTTTATATCATCATCTAGAGTATCTAGTATTTTTTTTAATTCTTCAGGAGTCCAAAATTTCATTTCACTTTTTTGTACTTTATATTTTTCTATACCATCCATCGGTGAAACAATTAAATATTCTTCTTTTATACACCAATTAAAAAATGTTTTTAATTCTTTAATCATTTGATTTTTTTGTTTATCAGTCGTATCCATATTATCTATAAAAATTGCTAATTCTTCTTTTTTCAATTTTGATACTCTTATTTTGATTTTATCTTTTAAATATTTATTATACATTTTTTTCTTTCTATTGATTGTATTATATGCTAATTTTTGTATGTTTTTACATGCATTAATATATTTACACCACAATGTATCAAAGTCCTCTCTACAAGCAATTTCTTGACCTTTTTGAACTTTTATATTTTTATTATCTCTTATATTAATAGCATCTTCTAATTTCATTATTTTTTTACCATCAATTCGTGATATGCTAGTTTTGACTGGTTTACTCATCATAATTACATAATTTTTATTTTTCTTATGTCTATATATATTTTGATATCTAGTATTTTCATATACTTTTTTATCCATTTTTTTACCTCCAATTATTTACATATTTATTTATTTTTGATATAATTAGAGTGCATAGAAAAAGATTGTCTGTTGTGATTCAATTTTATTTTTATGCACTATTCTAGTACCTATTGCAGTAGGTACTAGTTTTTTTAATTTAATTCTTCAATTATTTCTTCAGTGTTTTCATCCATAATTACAATTTTTTTCTTTTGTGTTGAATTTAAATATAATTGATATACTTTTGAACAAGTTTCACAATCATCTAAAGCCCTATGAGAATCATAATTTAATCCTAAATACTCTTTTAGTGTAGCCAATTTATAGTTTTCAATACTTTCTCTAGGAATGATTCTTTTCGCTAAAGTAACAGTGTCAATTATTTTATTATCACATAATTCTTTTTTATTTCTATAACATTCACTTGCTAACATTTTTATATCATAAGGTGCATTATGTGCTACTAAAGTTAAATCCTCAATAAAATCAAAAAATTGTGGTATTACCTCATTAATAGTGGGTTTGTCTTTTAAATCTTCTTGTTTTATGCCTGTTAACTGTGTTATAAATGGATTTATTACTTCTTTCGGATTAATTAGTGTAGAAAAAGTTTCTACTTTTTTATTATCAATAAATTTAATAGCAGATATTTCTATTATTTTGTCACAACTTGGATCTAATCCAGTAGTCTCTGTATCAAATACGACATAATCCTTAACGATTTTATTTGTTCTTCTTTTTGTATAAGAATCATACCATACAGCTTCTGGAACAAAGTTTCTTTCAATTTTATCTAAAAGTGAGTTTCCACATTTTGTGCAGAATTTGTTTTCTCTTGTGTTTTTTTCACCACAATACATACATTTTTTAAATTTCGTATAATCTATTTCATCTTTTACACCGATAATTTTAAATATATCTATTATCCATCCTATACAAAAAAGTCCGCTTGTACAAAAATAAAGAAATCCTAGTCCAATTTTTTTATTATAAAAATGATGTAATCCAAACCATCCTCCGAGAACACATAATATTAATGAAATTTCTTTATTTTGAATTTTATAATTCATCATAATCTTTCTCCTCCTTTATAGTTTCTATTATAAAGTTAAGATATTTATCAGCTTCATCTTCATACTTTTCAATATAAAAAGCAAACATATCTTTATTTAATTGTTTCAACTGACTTAATTCTATATGGGCTAATTCATGTAGTATAGTCTTTTTTCTTTTGTAATATGATAGTTCTTTATTTATGAATATATTATATATATTCTCATAACTAAATACAAATCCATTAATTCCATCTGGCAATTCAATTATTGTTATACAAGCATTATAGTAGTTAAGTAATTCTTGTTGTGTTATTTCCCTTTTTAATAAACTAATTATATTCATACTTTTTACTCCTTATCTATAAAAAGTACCTGTACTAGCATACTTATTCTTCTTTTCCTAATTGTTTATCAATATTTTTTTTTCTTTTCTCTATTATAAACTTTATATATTGTTTATCATCTTCTGTAAGAATATTCTTATTTTTATCGAATAATAATTCTAATTCATCAAAATTATTTTCGGTTTCGTTTGTCAAATCTTTGGTGATAAAATCATCGTAAATATTTAAATATTTAGAAATTTTGGCAACCATATCCAAATCAGGCGATCTTAATCCAGTTTCCCAACAACTTAATGTTGATTGTGCTACTCCTAAATCTTCAGCCATTTCTTTTTGATCTATATTTCTTTTTGTTCTAATATATTTCAAGTTTTTGGGAAAGTAATTAGTCATATAAAGCCTCCTTTCCATGTATAATATATCATTTTTATCTGCGAAATGCAATATATTTTTAATAAAATGTAAAAAAAACTTTGCAAAATGCAAAAAAAGTATTGACATATTGCGAAATGCAATATATAATTGTATTTGTAAATAGGAGGTGATACAGTGAGAGAAGAAGAGAAAATAATGTTGAGTGAGCAAATTAAATTAGTAAGATTTAAAAGAAAAAAAACACAAGAGGACTGTGCAAAGGCATTAAATATATCGATTCCTACATATAAAAATATAGAAGATAATCCTAATAAACTTAATTTGGAACAAGCACTTAATTTAAGTTATTATCTTAATTATAATTTCTTTCAATTTTTTTTAAACACTATATTGCAATATGCAATATTAGAATATGAAGAAATAAAATAAAAAGAATCACAACAGACAGGAGGTCTTGAAATGAAAGACTATTATAATGCTAAAGATGTACAGCAAATTACTGGAGCAAGTAAGAGTTTAGCTTATGAAATTATAAAAAAATTGCAATATAAATTTGCAAAGAAATATCCAGAATCGATAATGATTCAAGGTAAGATACCGAGATGGTTTTTTGAAGAAACGATGATGAACAAAAAAGGCGGTGAAACAGATGAAAAAAACAAAAATTAAAGTTATAAATATATTTAAATTAATTATTTTAGCTGCTTGTTTAGGATTAATAATTTATGATCTTTATATGATATTAATCTATCCTATAGTCAATAAAGTTTTAGTAAATTGGACTATGTTTGGATTCTTAACATTTGCTTTAGCAGTAATTATTAGTTTAAATATTATAGAGCAAATAAAAAGTGTGTCCACTCTTCAAAACGACACACTATAAAAAGGCATTCAATTGCTTTTTACATACTTAATTTTATCACAAATTAATGTATGTGTCAAATCTTTAGTGGGTTTTGGGGAAAGGAAATAGAATGGAAGAAAAACCAAATTATTATTCAGTTATACCAGCAATAGTAAGGTATGATAATGAATTAAAACCAAATGAAAAATTACTATATGGTGAAATAACTTCTTTAACCAATAAAAATAATGAATGTTGGGCTACTAATAGTTATTTTGCTAGATTATATAATGTTAACTCTGCAACAATTTCTAGATGGATCAGTCATTTAAAAGAAAAAGGCTATGTAGTAGTAGAGTTTATTTATAAAAATGAAACTAAAGAAATAGAAAAAAGAGTTATAAAAATAATAGGAGTTCCTATTAATCAACCAATGAGTACCTATATGTTAAATAATCAAGAGGTATTGACTGAAAAGTCAAAGGGGTATATACAAAAAAGTCAAGAGGGTATTGACAAAAAAGTCAAAGAGAATAATACAAGTATTAATAATACAAGTATTAATATAAAAGAAATAAATAAAGAAAGATTTGAACTATTCTGGAAAGAGTATCCAAAAAAGGTAAATAAGTTTAAATCTGAAGAATGGTTTAATAAAAATAATTTAACAGATGAACAGTTTAATTTAATTATAACTAAACTTAAAAAGTATAAAGATACAACAGATTGGAAAAAAGACAATGGTAAATATATTCCATATCCAACCACTTGGTTAAACCAAAAAAGGTGGGAGGATGATGTAGTATCAATATCAGAAAGCAATAATCCTAATAATGTTATTAAATATTCAGATGAATGGTGGAATAGGTTAGGAAGTGATTCAAATGACTAAAGAGCAAACAAAGAATCTCTTTAGAAGAATTAAATCTCATTATCAAGAGTTCACTGTAGATGACTTTAAAGTTGATGAATGGTATAAAGAACTTAAAGATTATGATTATGATGATGTTACGAAGAGATTCGAACTTCATCTTAATTCTGAAGATTATGGACAAGTTATTCCTAAACTATGGTTTTTGAAAAAAGGACTTATAACTATTGGTGAAAAAAAAGAATCTAAAGTTTTTAAGTCTCAAGTAATATGTCAAATATGTGGTGAGCCGATACCTTTAAGAGGTTATGACATTCACTATTCAAAATGTTCCGCTATTGATTATATGCAAAGACAAATTAAAAATATTTATGATAAAGATACGCCTCGTGAATTACTAGAGAGAATGACAGATGAAGAATTTAATGTTAAATATAACACTTTATTATCTATAGTTCAAAATAAAACTAATGATCTTTTTCAAAAAAGATTAATCGAAGAAATATTACATCCAGGAACTGGCTTAACAGTTAATGAGGTTGTAAAAAATATATGATTAGTTATGATGATTTATATGAACTAATTCCTAATGATAGATTTATTACTAAAGACGAATTAATTCAATTAACAGGTTTAAGTGATAGAACACTAAGAGATATGGTTAGTCATATTAAAATGAGCAAAACAATCATTAGCAACTGTGATAAAAGAGGATATAAAAGAGGAAAAGGAACTGAATTATTAAAAACTATAGATGATATAGAATATGAACTTGGAATAGTTAAGAAATCTATTAAAGAAATTAACTCAAGAAAAAAAGTATATAACAAACAACTTAGACAATATATCGCTTATATGAAGGTATTAGAAAAAAGATTGGAGGAATTAAAGAATGGGTAAAGAGATAGTTACTCTAGATAGTATTTCATTAGAAATTGCTAAATTATTTAGACTTGAGAGAAAAATTGTTGAATTAAGTGTTTCAATAAAAGCGGATCTTGCAGCAAAAGAAAAGTTAAAAAAACAACTTTTTGAAAAGAAGAAAAAAATCTATGAAATGAGAAAGTCCTTAATTGAAAGAGGAATATTAAAAGAAGATGAAAAGATAGATAAAGAGGGAGGTGAAAAATGTTAAATCTATTTAAAATAAAAAAAGAATATCAAGAAGAAGTTTCTGCTAATGCTAGTCTTAAAGATGAAATTAATAATTTGAATAAGGAACTGGAAAAAACAAATGCAGAGTTAGGTTTGAAAAATTTAGATAATTATCGGTTGACTAAAGAAATTCATCGTAAAAATGAACTTATTGAATCTAAAGTACAAGAAAATATTTGTTTAGAAAATAAATTAAATATGTTAAATCAAAAATATCAAAAATTGATTGGAAGAGTAGGAGGTTTAACAAAACAAAGAAATGCTTCATTTCAAACAATAAATATATTTAAAGATATGCTTGCTTTTAAAGATAGAGATCTAAAACAAGCGGCAACTATAATTCAAAACTTAAATATAGAAATGAAAAGTTTAAAAAATAGACCAACAATGAAAGAACTTAAAGAATATGAAATAACTAGGAAATCACCTAGAAAAAATAAAAAAAATGATGAAGGAGGAAAAGAAAATGTTTAAAATTACTAGTGTTAAAACTCAAAAATTAGAAGAAAAGGAAGGATCAAAACTAATTGGCTTAGCAAGTGTAGTTGTTGAAAACTGTTTTGCTATTGAAGATATTAGAATAATTGATGGTGATAAAGGAATGTTTATAGCATTTCCTAGTAGAAAACAATCTACTGGAGAATTTAAAGATGTTTGTCATCCAATTAATACTGAAACAAGAAAAATGTTTGAAGAAGTTATATTTTCTGATTTTAACAATAAAGAAGAAGAATAGTATGAATAAATTGGAAAAGGTTGCTTTAGCAGTACCATTTGTATTAAAACTAAAAATACAAAATAATGGTTTAAAAAGTCAAAATGAATCATTAAAAAGTACTATTCAGGATGAACTATATAAAACATTTATGAATAAACTTGGTGAGCCTCAAGAAATCGAAAGACTAAAAAAAGAAAATAGAAACTTAAGAAAAAAAGTAAAAGAACTTAATCAAATAATAAAATCAGAAGCTTATCGAAATGTTAAAAAAAGAAAGTAGGTATCTTATGTTAGATAATAATAAAAACAAAAAAGATAGATTAGAAGAATTATTAAAAATTGTTTCTATATCTGATGAAGAATTAGAAAAATTAACTTATAAAGAGAAACAAAAATATTATAGGGCAAAAAATAAATTATGCAAAGTTGTATTTGTTTCAAGAAATAAGCAAGGAAAAGGATTAACTTATAGAAATCCTAAGGAGGAAAGAAATGAAAGAATCGCATGATATAAAAAGTTTAAATATTAATGTACCTAAAAAAAGTCATTTTACTTCAAAAGGAAATCTGTATCATTGTACTTTTGATCTAATTACAAATAAAAGGTTGTCTGAAACTGAAAGAACTGTTATACAGCAACTTATCAAAAACGATTTATTATTGACAGAAAATGATTCTAAATCCACTGTAAGTAACTTGATCAAAATGTGTGAAGATTATCAATTTGAAATAGCAAGATTAAAAAAAGAATTAAGAGAGAAAAAATCAGATGAAGATTTTGTTCCTCTTATAGGTATCATAAAGTCAGAAGATGATGAATATTTATTTGTTCAATATGATATTTTAGGAATTATTAAAATACCAAAATTGAAATTGACTATATTTAAATTAAAAAATAGTGATGAATGTTTTTATAAAACTTTTGGCTTTCAATGGTCTCCAAGTAATGATTTAATTAGTAAAGCAACCTGTGAAATATTATTTCAAGTTGCAAAAAACTTTGGTTCTTGTTGTGCAGAAATATTTACAAAAATAACTTCACTTTTCTCTAGTCCATTTAATAAAGATAAAACAGATAAAAATGATAAATGAAGTACTGAAAAAATTAAATAGGTTGATAGAAGATGAGCCAAAAATTGGCTCTCTGATATCTGTAATTTTCCTCTTTATTCTAATAGCAATTCTAATGTTAATGTCTATTATCTTTAATTAAAATATGGTTATAATTGAAGAAATAAAGTCTATAATCGGCAAGTTAGATGAAATAGATGATTATTGTGATTCTCTATCAGAAAAAATTAGTCAAGAGGATCTAAAAGAACAAGATTTATTACATCTAATTGAAAACGAAAAATTAACAACATTTGAATGTTATAGAGTAATTAAGGAAATGAAAAAAATAAGAGAAGAGAGAAGAAAAATAAAACATGATATAGAAATAGCATCATCATTTAATAAGAGTAAAAACAAACTTATTGCAAAAGAATATAGAAAGTTTTTAATAGCAGATTTGTATAAGAGAGAAAAGCAAATAGGAATAAAGTATAACAACAAATATTACACTCCAGAAGAGATTCAAAGAATTGTAAAGAGGAGTTAGAGATGGAAGATGAATTAATAAAAACAATGGAAATATTTAAGATAGAAAATAGATTAGAAATGTTAAATAAAAAATTAGAATCTTCATTACCATTTGAAAAATGTTATATAAGTTTTGAAATAATAAAATTAAAAGAAAAAAAACAAATAATGGAAAGAAGGAGTGATTTATGCCAAATTGGTGCAAAGGAGTATTAAAAGTAAGGGGAAAGAAAAAAGATTTGTTGAACTTTTTAAATAATGGAATAGAAAGACGTGGTTACCCAATAGATGCAAATGATGATTATACCAAATATCCATTAGATGTAAAAGTTGATGACTGGGGCTGCTATTTTGTAGCAAAAACCGATAGTGAACATGATAGTTGGTTATATATAAAAGATAGCAGGAGATGTTTTATAGAAGAAAATATTGAATGGTATTTAGAAGACCTTGAAGATACTGATGAAGAAATATGTTATTTAGATATTAAACAGGCTTGGAGGTTAGAACCTGATTATTTTAAAGAAATATCTAAAATTTATAATGTAGATTTTAGAATAATGGCGTTTGAGTGTGGAATGCAATTTGTACAAGAAATAGAAATAATTAAAGGTAATATAACATTAGATAAAGTTACTGAATATGATGATTATAAATGGGAAGCATATGACCCTCGATTAGGTGGTTAATGTTTCGAATAATAAATTAAAAGGAGAAAAGTAATGAAAGTAGTAATAAAAAAAGCAAGTGATTGGGATTATAGAGAAGTCAAAGAAATAAACACTCTTGAAGAATTATTAAAAATTTATCATTCATTGATTATTGATACAGACAAAACTACTATTAATCTTTACAAAGAAAAAGATGAAAAAATAGATTGTATTGTAAGAATTTATGATGGTTATGTTGAATAAGGAAGATTAAAATATGAAAAGTGCTAGAGATATACCAAGAAGAAAAAGTGAAAGGAAGAACTAGATAATGAAAAAAAATATAAGATTATACACAGTAGATGAAGTTAATAAAACAATTGGACAAATAAATGATATGATAGAAAGTTTTAGAAGCTTATATAGAAAGAAACCAACATTTATAATTATATCACTTGAATTAGCAATTTTGTTGAGAGAACAGCATGATTTAATGAGTCAATATGAAGCAATAAATTTAAATGGTGAATATTTAAAAGTGAATAGAATATTTGGAATGACATGTTTTGCCAGCCCAGCATTAAAAAATCTAGAATTTGAAATTAGATAATAAGGTTGAAATAAGGAGGATTAAATGTTTATATTATATATACCATTAATATTTTGGGGAGTTATTGGTATAGGAGCAATTATTGGATTAATTATGATGATAAAGGGGTGGAATGATGAATAAGAAAAACAAAATAATTATAAGGGCAATCAGTTGGAGAAAAAATCTTGTTGAAAGATTGTTTTGTAAACACGAATATCAATATTATACTAATAATAATCCATTATTAGTAAGTGGACAATCTGTTTATCATATTTGCAAAAAATGTGGCAAATATGATAAAACATTATTTTGGGAATATGAAGGAATGGGATTTAAATAAAATGACTAAAGAAGAGTTAAAGTTATATATGCATAAATCTTGTGAAAATATTTTAAAAAAACTAGCAGAAAGCCCTGATGAAATGCTTAATTTGAGTGATTTACAAGAAAAATATAATAATCTTTTAAAAGAAAAAATTGAGTTAAAAAGACAAATAAAAAAACAAAATGAAGTAATTAATAAAGCAATAAAATATATAAATGAAAATGTATTTTTAGATGATAATGGTTGTGGCGGTTATTGGTGGGAAATTGCTGATAAAGATAAGTTATTAGATATATTAAAAGAGGTGGAAAGATGAATAAAAAAGAAATTAAAGACTATTTAAAAAGAGTTGATGAGTTGGAGACTAAACTAACAGGAGAAGATAAAGAAATTTATGCTTGGTTAATTTATGGCTATAATAAATGTGCCAAATTGTTAAATGAAACAGAACAACAATGTAAAAAGCAAAAAGAAGTAATTAATAAATTTTTAGACATTGTCGATAAAAGCAAAATGTTGTTAAATAATCCTGATTTATTAGATTTATATTTAAAAATAAAAGAGGTGGAATAAATGAAAGAGGAAATAAAGCATTTTAAATCATTACTAAGACAAGGTTCTTTAAGACATATGAATATATTACTTGATAATAAGTTTCAAAAAGAATTACAAATTATAATAAAAGATTATGAAAAATTACAGCAAGAAAACGAGAAATTAAAGAAACAACTTGAAAATAAATATGAAAAAGTTGGTACTTTAACTAGTGAATTATTATATGAAGAAAATACAAAATTAATTCATCAACAAAAAGAGTTTATAAATTATCTACAAGAAGAATTAAATGTACAAATACAAGAAGAAAGTATCGGTTGTGAAACAATAAATAAAAGATATATTTTAGAAGAAATTTTACAAAAACATAAAGAAATAATAGGAGACGATAAATAATGGAAGATATACATACTATTATTCATAGAAAAAAAGAGCGATTAAAAAAACTTAATGATTTTAATTATATAACTACTATGAACGATGTTAAAAGGAATAATGAGATTTATCGTTTAAAAGGTTATATTGAAGCCTTAAATGATGTTAAAAATAAAAAAATATATACACAAGAAAGGGATATACTTGAAAGAATTTATGAAAATGTTGATGAAAATATAAAACAGATTATACGAGAATGTTGGAGGTAAATAAGGTGAAAAAAGAAGAATTAAAAGATTTTTTATATAGCGGCAAAAATCAAAAATTAGATTATCAAAATGAAGTATCCGCATGTTTAAGTGCGATATTAGAAATATTAATGCAAGAAGATTTAACTACTTTTGATAAATTTAAAGAACTTAAAAGAAAATACATTGAAGAAATTCAAAATCAACAAATAGAGGCATTGACCGATGAAGATATAGAAAATATTAAAGCTGTTAGCAAATTTAATGATCTATTTGGAAATATATTTTAAGAAGGAAAGTGAATATAAATGAGTTTAGATATAGGAGTAAGAGCAACAAGAGAAGTTGAGATATTTGATAGGAATATTACTTATAATCTTTCAAAAATGTACTATAAATGTATTCCTGGAGGTTTCAAAGCATTAGATGGTATGAGTTGTAAAGAAGCATTACCAATTTTACAAAAAGCCATTGAAGATTATACAAACTTTTATTCCAATAAAGAAAACTAAATATAATGTGATTAAAAAATACGAAAGGTGAATGTAATGCAATATTACAAAGTGGTAAATCATACAATATGGTTTTTCAGATACCTAAAAAGTATTATTGAAAAATTATTGTTGCATTTACTGAATAAGTACCATCCAAAATTTTTGTTTAAATATAGACAGAAATTTTCAAATAATAAATTTATTTAAAGAGGTGAATAGATGACAAGAGAAGAAATTAAACGAGAGGTATTAAATAATGATTTAAGACAAGAATCCATTAAACTAAATGCACAATTTATATCATTAGTTATTATATTAATTAGAAAAGGCATTATTAAAGAAGAAGAATTAAATGATCTATATAAACTAATTGATGAACAAGCAGATAAATTAACTGAAAAGTTAATAGATGAAGTTATGAAAATTATTAACAAGGAGAGTGAATAGATGGATTTTATAATATTTATGTTATTTGTATTAGCAATATTATATTTAATATGTTTAGCGGTTAGTTTATTTCAAATACTAGATGAATTACTAGATTATACCATATCAGATTTTATAAAAAATATGTTTGATACTGGTTCAAAAATCATAAAAAATATTTTACATAAAAATAAGTAGAAAAAGGAGAGTGAATAGATGAAAGACATGGATATATATGATTTAAGAATGACAACAATTAATAAGATGATGAATAATCCTAAAAAACTTGTAAATGGAGCATTAACAATTGGTTATGATTTTTCAAAAGAAAAAGATCATTGCTGCTTAATAGTTGCTCAATTAAGAGGAAATTCAGAAGTAATGATTATCAATGAATTTTATGATGAAGAAGCAAATGAATTATTCAAAAAACTAGTTCAAAAATCATAAAAACTATTTTACATAAAAAATAAGGTTCAATGCCTTATAGAATAAAGGAAAAATCAATATTCATATAGTGCAATATAATAATATACATATCTTGCATTAAATAAATAGAGAGAAGGGAGGGTATATATTAGTTGATATTATGACTAAAGAAAATCTAAAAGAAAAGAAAAAAGAGTTTATAGAAATGTTAAAATTAGAAGAATTGGCTCAAAAAACTCTAGTAAGTTATGAAAATGCAATTGATAAATTCATTGATTTTGTAGATAATGATTTTACTTTAAGTAAGAGTCTAATGATTGATTGGAAACATAGTCTAATTGAAAAATATTCAATAAAAAGCAGAAATCAATATATAGTTGTCATTAATAAGTTTTTAAAGTTTCTTGGTTATGGTGATTCTGAAAATAAAGATAAAGATTATAGGATAAAACAATTTAAAGAGCAGTCAAAATCAGTCTTGGAAGAACAGATTGAAATACAAGAACATAAAAGAATGCTTAGATGGGCTAAAAAAATGAATATGATGGATATGTACTATATTATTCAAATATTTGCTCATGTAGGTGCCAGAATAGAAGAACTAAAATATTTTACTGTTGAAAATCTAGATAGTAATTATATAAAAGGGGCTTATAACAAAGGCAAAGAAAGAGTCCTTATAATGACTAACGAATTAAAGAGGGATCTTAAGCACTACTGTAAGGATCATAAAATAAAGAGTGGCTATATCTTTATTAGTCCTGTAAATGAAAATCAAATGTTAAATAATTCTACTATTTGGAGGAGACTAAAAAAAATAGCAAGAAGTGCAAAAATTAATCCTAAAAAAATCCATCCACATGCTTGGAGACATCTCTTTGCTAAACAATGTAAAGAAAATGGAATTGATTTAGATGAATTAGCGGATATTTTAGGTCATAAAGATATAAATACAACAGCAATATATACTAAAACCTCAATGAAAGAAAAGAAAAATAAATTAGAAAGGATTAGATATTAGATGAGTAATGGAGTATTAATTACATTAATTATATGTACTACAATATTAATATTAGCTTGGATCGGCAGCAAAAATAAATAGGAAAGATGGAGGCTTAAGATGAATTATAAGAAATATTTTGTTACATATTATAATTACAAACAAGCCAAAATAAAATTACAGAACATCCAAAATGAAATAGCAGATATTATAAGTGCAATGTTATCTACAACTTCTCAAATGAGAGAGGTTGTTAATAGTAATAAGTCAAGTAATGATAAGATGATGGAATTAACAACTAGAAAAATAGAATTAGATTCAAAAGAAGAATTAGCAAAAGAATTATTAGGTGTATATAATAGACAAATGCTAGATGCAGAAAAAGAATTAAAAGATAGTAAAGAGACTAAAGATATTATTTATTATAAATACTTTATACAACATATTAAAGTTAAAGAAATATCAAAAGATATAGCATTTGCAAGAGAATATACTTACGATTTATTAAAACAAATTAAGAGTGATATAGCAAAAATTGAACAGGAACTTATTAAAAAAAATAAAAAAAAGTAAAGTTCTTACAAAATCTTACAAAATCTTACAAAACTTGTGTTACAATGGTATCATGGAAGTATTCCAAAGGGACAGTAGAAAATAACTATTGTCTTTTTTAATTGTTAGGGAGATGGTGATCATGTTAAAGACTTGTAGTCACTGTGGTATAGTGCCACAAGATCATATATGTCCTTATAGAAAGTATAAAAATAAAGATAATAGTGATGCAGCGGATAGATTCAGAAGAAGTACACGATGGACAAAGAAGAGTATAGAGATAAGAGAAAGAGATAAATACTTATGTCAGGTTTGTATAAACAAGTTATACAATACGATTAATGTTTATAACTATAATAAGTTAGAGGTACATCACATCGTACCAATTAACGAAGATTATAACAAACGATTAGACAATGATAATCTCATCACTCTATGTAACTATCATCATAAGATGGCTGATTCAGGAGCTATACCTAGAAAGCTATTAAGCGATATAGTCTTAGGTATCCCCCCTACCATTGAAGAGTAATTTCTTTTTAAAGGTAAAAGACCCCACCTATCCACTCTGTTCACACAAAATATAATTTCTCGTATGTTTTTTTGGAAAGGAGTGTTGGAAATGAGTTTGGATGAGCAAGCAAGTGAAATATTGAAGATTGCTGAACAACATGGAGTAGAGCAAAACTTTTTATTCTTAACTACATTCAAAAGATATCAAGTTCAACTTAAGATTCTTAGTGATTTAAAAGAAAAGATAAATGAGAGTGGAGCATTGGTAACAAAAGAATATGTTAAAGGAAGAAAGAACTTATACACGAATCCAGCAATCAGTGAATTTAATAAAACTTCGACTGCTGCTAATCAGACAGTTGCAATTCTAATTAAAATTATTAAATCATTGAGAACTGATGAGGGTGAAGAAGAGAATGAGGACGAGTTGTTAAAGGCATTAGGAATTAGGTAATGGACAATAAAGCATACAAATATGCTAAATGGTGTCTTCGTTCGAAGTATGTACCTAAATATGTTAAAAAGCAATGTAAAGAGTTTATTAAAATTGCAAATGGTAAAGATAAGAAATATTATCTTAATGAAGAGAAAGTAAAACAAATAGAAAATATATTAAAATTGTTAATAATGCCAAAAGGATTAAAAGCGGGTACACCATTATATGAGTGTACTTGTAATTATCAATGGCTTTTTTATATTTCTATTCTGGCGGTGGTTAGAAGAGATAACCCAGAAAAAAGAAAGTATGAGACAGCAATTTTAGAAATAGCAAGAAAAAACTTTAAGACCTATACTATAGCGACACTGTTTATCTTGCTTTTTTTAATGGAACCAAAGTTTAGTAAGTTTTATTCTGTTGCTCCAGATGGTGCTTTATCTAGAGAAGTTAAAAATGCAATCGAAGAAACATTAAAATCAAGTCCTATGCTCTATCTTCATAAAGATACTCCGAGATTTAAGATTTTAAGAGATTCGATAGAATTTCTTTTAAAGGGAAGTAAATATTTTCCTTTAAATTATTCAAATTCTCGTATGGATGGTAAACTTCCAAATGTTTTTTTGGCAGATGAGGTTGGAGCATTACCAAATTCTTATGCAATCGAAGCAATGAGATCTGGACAATTAAACATATTAAATAAATTAGGTTGTATTATTTCAACTAAATATCCGACCGCTGATAATCCGCTTGAAGATGAGGTTTCTTATTCAAAAAGAGTTTTAGATAAACTTGAAAAAGATGAAACTATATTTGCATTGTTATATGAACCTGATAATCCAAAAAATTGGACTGATGATGATATTATTCTTAAGCAAGCAAACCCTGTAGCATTGGAGATTCCAGAAATATGGCAAGATCTATTGAAAAAAAGGGCTAGAGCAATAGCAATAGAAAATTCAAGAGAAAATTTTCTTACTAAACATTGTAATATTATTTATCAAGGTCAGGGAACTGAATCTTATGTTGATATCAATGATGTCTTACAATGCAAAGTATCTCATATAGATTGGTCTGGTAGAGAAGTTTATTTAGGCGTTGACCTTTCAATGTCAAACGATAATTGTTCTGTTGGAATGGTTGCTGAAGATGATGGAAAAATACTAGCTGATGCAATTGCATTTATTCCAGAAGGAAGAATTGATGAGAAAACACAATTTGAAAAAATAAATTATAGAAGTTTTATAGAATCATTAAAATGTATTGCATGTGGAAATAAGACTGTTGATTATGCTGTTATAGAAGATTTTGTTTTTCATATAGAACAAAGATATAATGTTAAGATAAAGGCTCTTGGCTATGATAGATATAATGCAATGTCTTCTGCACAAAAATGGGAAAGTGGAGATGGCGGTAAATATGATGGAATAAATTGTGTACAGATTCGACAACATTCCGATACTTTGCATTCTCCAACAAAGTTACTATTTGAAAAAATATCTAATAGAGAGTTTCAATATGAAGATAATAAGTTGCTTGAAATTAATTTTCAAAATGCAAGATGTACTTTTGATACAAATATGAATCGATATGTAACAAAGAAAAAATCTAGAGGAAAAGTAGATATGGTAGTCTCATTAATCAATGCTTGTTATCTACTTGAGCAAGATGTTATCTTTGAAGATGGATTCATAGTGCAAACTTTCTAGGAAGGAGGTGATAGTAAATGAAGATTTTTAATTTATTTTCAAAAAATAAAAGAGATGAAACAGAAGCTACTGCTGAATCTTTAGAAGACCCACTATTGAATGCTATTTTAAAAGATACTGTAGTTGATAGAGATGTTGCACTGTCTATTCCAGTAATAAGTAGTTCAGTTAATTTGATTTGTGACACATTTGCAATGATTCCTTTTAAATTATATAAGACTGTTAAAAATAAAGACAAACTCAAAGCAGAAGAAGTTTATGATGATCCTAGAGTTCGTATTATCAACGATGATACAAAAGATAAACTTGATGGATTTCAAATGAAAAGAGCAATGTGTGAAGATTACTTATTAGGTAAGGGTGGATATGCATACATAAAAAAAATAAAAAATCAATTTTCTGGTTTGTTTTATGTAGAAGATAAAGAAGTTACAATTAATAAAAATTATGATCCAATATATAAGTCTTACAAGATATTAATAAAAGGCGAGGAATATGATGATTATAACTTTATCAAACTTTTGAGAAATACCAAAGATGGTGCTAGTGGAAGAGGTTTGGTTAATGAAATATCTACAGCAATAAAAACTGCTCGTCAAAGATTATTGTATGAATATGATTTGATTCTTACTGGTGGCTCTCGTAAAGGTTTTCTAAAATCTCCAAAACATCTCGATGAGAAAGCATTAAAAGCATTAAAAAAGGCTTGGGAAGATTATTATTTAGGAAATGCTAATACAGTTGTATTAAATGATGGATTAGAGTTTGATGAAGCAAGTAATACTTCTAAAGAAAATGAATTAAATGAAAAAAATATAACTTTTATCAGCGAAATAAAAGATATATTTCACATATCTAGTGATTATAACAATTTTATAAAGAGTGCTATAATGCCTATTGCTACTGCATTTACCACTGCCTTAAATAGAGATTTTTTACTCGAAAAAGAGAAAGAATCTTTTTATTTTGCTCCTGATTTCAATGAATTGTTAAAAGGATTAATGAAAGAAAGATTTGAGGCTTATAAAATCGCTATAGAAACAGGATTTAAAACAAGAAATGAGATTCGTTATATGGAAGATGATGATGCTTTACCAGGATTAGATATGGTTAATTTAGGACTTGGAGATGTTTTATTAAATCCAGAAACTGGTGAGATTTATGTTCCTAATACGAACAAGTTAATTAAAATGGGCGAGTCTGGAACTGTTGATAAAAATATAAATATTGATAATTCACCTGATACTGATAAAAATGTTAATTCAAATATAAATGGTGAAGGAGGTGATATAAATGCACATAGAAATTAGAGAAGATTCTGTTGTCATTAATGGATATGTTAATGCGGTTGAAAGATACTCAAAGCCTATTAGGGAATCTTTACATGGAAAAGTAAGAACTTTCATTGAAAGAATTAGATCCGGAGTATTTAAAAGTGCATTGCAGAGAAACGATGATGTAAAAGTACTTTTAAATCATGATGAAAATAGAGAATTGGCTACAACAAAAGATGGAACTGCAATTCTCGAAGAAGATAACATAGGTCTTAGAGCAGAAGTAACTATTACCGATAAAGATGTAATAGAAAAGGCTAAAAACAATAAATTAGTTGGTTGGAGTTTTGGCTTTTATGCTAATTCTGATGAGTTAGGTAAAGATGGTAATAGTGAAACAAGAACAGTTACTAGTTTAGATTTGTTAGAAGTATCTATATTAGATGATACAAAGTCGCCTGCTTATTATGGTACAAGCATAGAAGCAAGAAGTGAAAATGAAAAGGTCGTTGAATATAGAGCATCTACTATTGCGGAAATCGAAGAAGAAGCAAGAAAAAAACATAAGGCTGTTGATAAAAAAGAAGATAACAACTGGGATGAAATTACCAAAGAACATGAATTAATCAACATTGAAAAGGAAGAAAAGAAAATAAAATTGGTTGCAGAAATGATTGCAGATATCATTCTTGAGAAATTAAAAGAAGGTGCTGATGAAAAAAAGACAATACCTGAAAATTCAGCCGTAGAAGAAGAAGGCAATAGAGCCTTTGATTATTCTTCTTATGAAGATAGATTAAGAAGATTAAAAAAAATCTAAACATTTGTGTTAAGAAAAAAAGAAGGAGGAGATAAAACATGAATAAAAAAGGTTTAGAAGAAAAAAGAAATGATTTAAGACAAGAAATGACAGATATTTTAAATAATTCAAAAAAAGAAAATCGCGTAATGTCAGAAGAAGAAGTTGCAAGATTTGATGAAATTGAAAAAGAAATTAATTCAATAGATGCAACTCTAGAAAGGGAAAATAAAATTGAAAAGATGGAAGAAAAGTCAGAAAAGACAGAGGATGAATCTGAACTAACTGCTGCTGAAAAAAGAATGTATACTTCAGTAGAAGAAAGAAATGATTATAATGCTTTTGCAGAGTATATTAGAAGTCAAACTCTAAAAACAAATAGAGCAGATGCTACTAATTTAACTAAAGGTGATAATGGAGCAGTTATTCCTAAAACAATTGTTGATAAAATAATTGAAAAAGTAGAAGAAATTTCACCTGTTTATAGACTTGCTACTCATTATGATATTCCAGGAACAGTAAATATACCTACAGAAGATACTTCTACTGATAGTGTTACTGTTGGTTATGCTACAGAGTTTACTGATTTAACATCACATAGTAATAAGTTTGGTACTATTGAGTTAACAGGATTCTTATATGGTGCATTAACAAAGATCAGTAGATCATTATTAAAAAATAGTAACTTCAAATTAACAAATTGGGTAATTAATAAAATGGCAAAGAAAATTGCTAAGTTTATTGAAGGTGAGTTATTAAATGGAACTACATCTAAAGTAAGCGGTGTTGTAGGATCTTACGACTCTACTAACATGAAAAAGGTTTTAGCAAGCAAATCTGCTATTACTGCTGATGAGTTAATTGAAACTCAAGATTTAGTAATTGATTCTTATCAAACAGATTCTATTTGGGTTATGAATAGAGCAACAAGAACTGCTATTAAAAAATTAAAAGATAGTAATAATAACTATTTACTAAATAGAGATCTTTCATCTAAATATGGATATACTCTTTTAGGAAAAGATGTTTATGTTTCTGATAATGTTTCTAAATTAGGTACAGCATCTGCTAATGTTATTTTCTATGGTGATTTTAGTGGACTAGCAGTAAAAGAAAGTGAAAAAACAGAAATTCAAATCCTAGATCAGTTATTTGCAGCACAACATGCAATTGGTATAGTTGCTTGGGGTGAAATAGATGCTAAAGTAGAAGATAAGCAAAAAATTGCTGTCGTTACAGCACCAGCAGCTTAATTTAGGAGGTCTTAATAATGAAATATGAAGCTATTGAAAGTTTTAGCGGAATTATTTCTATGGCAAAGGGCGAAATTAGGGATATTCCTAATGATGCCCTAGTCAAAGACTTAATGAAGGCTAAACTAATAAAAAAATATACACCAACTGATGAAAAAATATTAAAAGATGAGTTGGAATCTGCTAATTCACTTATAAATGAGTTAACTGAAGAAAATAAAATGCTAAAAGAGCAAATAGAGGAATTATCTGCTATTAACAAAGAAAGTGAAAAAACAGATGATACACTAGTATCAGATGAAGAAGCAGAAAAAAAGTTATCAGAAGATGAAAAAATAGATGATACATCAACTGATAATAAGAAAAATAAAAAATAACCTCATAAAGGAGGGAAAAATATGAAAAAAGTTAGTGATATAACTTATCAAGATATTGCAAACTATATCAGAGTTGATGTAACTGATGATAAGTTATTACAAGAAGAGTTAAATATATATTTAAATATCGCTAAAGACTTTATATCTAATTATACAGGAATACCTATAGAAACTAAAGAAAAAGATAGTGAATCATTGGATGATTATGCAGATTTTATTATCGTTGTATATATTCTTTGCCAAGATATGTATGATAATAGAACTATGTATGTTGATGGTAAGAATATAAATAGAGTTGTAGAAACAATTCTAAATATGCATAGGAGAAATCTTTTATGAGTTCAATTGTTAAAAATCCAGGAGAATATAATAAAAAAATCAAAATCATTAGTATAAAAGATTCAGAAGACAATGCAGGATTCAAAATACCCGAAGAAGTAATTGTTTTGGAGCCTTTCGCTAAGGTTAAAACTACAAAAGGTTATAAACTTATTTCAAATAATACTGATTTTGAGAAAGCCTATACCAATTTTACGATTAGATATCCAAAAGTTGAAATAACAGGAAATATGAATATCATATACAACAATAAAAAGTATTCAATAGAGTATTTGAATAATGTAGATGAAGAAAATATCGAATTAGAAATTCAGGCAAAGGTTGTAAACAAGTAATGGCAAGATTTGTTGAAGAATTACCGAATAATCTTATTAAACAATTTAAAGGTTTAGAGGAGAATGCGGAAAAAATGATTGGTGAAATGACACAAGAAGGTGCTAATGTTGCTTATAAGAATATTGTTAGCAATATGAAAAAATCTTTTAAGACAACAAAATCTTTAGAAAAAGGTTTGAAAATAACACGCGTATATAAGACACCAAAAGATGGTGGAATAAATACACATGTTGGCTTTTATGGATATGATGGTATAAAAACAAAAAAGTATCCAAAAGGAAAACCTATTCCATTAAAGGCGATGGCTCGTGAATATGGAACTCCAACTGAAGAAAAAAAACCCTTCTTGAGAAAGTCTTTTAAAAAGAAAGAAATTGAAATGGCAATGACAAAAGTTCAAGAGAAATATATAGGTGATAACTAATGAATGAAGAAGTAAAATCAATTTTAGGTAATGAAATAATTGTTGATAAAGTAAAAATACCTGTAGAACACTTAAAGTATAAAGGAAGCAAAAAAACTTTTATAACTTGGAAATTACTAGATGAAACTCCTGAACTTTGTGCTAATGATGATGATTTATGTAGTGTATGTCCTTTAGATATAGATATATATAGTGATAAAAATTATTTAAATATTCTAAAAAAAGTAAAACAAATGATGAAAGAAAACGACTGGGTTTGGAGTGGTGATAGTTCAGAGATGTTAGATGACGATACTGGACTATATCATAAAACCTGTTCATTTGAGAAAGAGAGGATGATAGAAAATGGCTAGAGTCGGTTTTAAGATAGCAAAATATAATTTACATGATGAAGAAGCAGGTAAACTTAAAGCATTAACTGGTAATAGTGTACCTGTATTTGAAAAAGTGATAGACGAAAAATTTAGTCCAAATTATGCGAATGCAGAATTATATGCAAATGATGGTTTAGCAGAACATGATGATTCATTTATTGATGGAGCATTAAACATTACTATAGCAGATGATGAAGATAAATTCGTTGCAACAATATTTGGTCAAACTATAACTACTGAAGGTGAAGTGACATCAAATGAAAATGATATTGCACCAGAATTAAGTTATGGTCACATAGTTCCTAAAATGTATAATGGCTCCAAGAAATATAAAGTTGAATTTTTTCCTAGAGTAAGATTTACAAAAATAACTAGTGATAATAAAACAAAAGGTCAAAGTATTGAATTTAATACTTCTTCACTTGAGGGAAAAGTAATGAGACTTGAGAAAGACTTTAATGGTTTAAAAGAAGGAGACTGGGAAAAACATCAAACATTTGATACACTTTCTGCTGCTACTACTTATTTAGATGGTTTATTATCACCATCAGCATAGGAGGGAAAAATGATTCATGTAAAAGTAATTAGTATGTTTAAAGATAAAGATACTAAAGAATTGTATAAAGTTGATAAAGAATTAACTGTATCTAAGGATAGATATAAAGAAATAAAAGATTATGTTAAAGTAATCGATAATAACAAAAAAGAAAATCAAAATAAGGCAGAAGATTAATATCAATTTTCTGCCTTTATTTTTTTAGGAGGAATATAAAATGAAAGATAAAATGGTTCACTTCGTAACTGAAAACAGAACTTATCCATTGTGTTTTAATTTGAATGTTATGGAAGAAATACAAGATCAATATGGTTCTATATCTGCCTGGGGAGAAAAAGTGTCTAGCAACAAATCAGAGCCAAATATAAAAGATTTGAAAAATGGTCTTATGATCATGATTAATGAAGGAATTGAAATTGAAAATGAAATAGAAGGAAACAATACTCCATTACTTAATTCAAAGCAAGTAGGAAGAATAATTTCAGAAATTGGTTTTGATGAAATACTAAAAAAAGTTATGGAAACCGCTAAGAATTCAACTAATACTGGTGAAAACCAAAAAAACATGTAATCCACGAGAACTATGATGATGAGATAGATTTCTCGTGGTTTTATTTTGTAGGTCATACCTTACTACTTTACTCTGATAAAGAAATAGGTAGAATGACATTTTGTAAATTTTTTAAATTATACAAACAATATAAAAATCATTACGATTTTAAATTAAGTAAAACAACTTATCGTGAATTGGAAGAAATAAACAGTCATGATGGTGAATTTTTACCTGATTAGAAGGGAGGTAAAAACAAATGGCAAAAGGAAGTTCTTTTGGAGGAACAGTCAAACTTAATGGTGAAGATGAATACAAAAAGGCTTTAAGAGATATTACTAGCAATTTAAAATTAGTCTCAAGTGAGTTAAAACTAACAAACACCGAATTTTCAAATGGAGACAAAAATATAAAGCAAGCCAAAACTTCTTATGATTCTATGAAGAATACATTACAATCACAAAAAGATAAAGTCAAAGAGTTAAAAGAAGCTCTTAGCAAAATGGAAAAAGAATATGGTAGCAATAATGAAACAGTTAGACTATTTAAAACACAACTAAATAATGCAGAAAATCAATTAAAGCAAATGGAAGATGCCACCGATAAAAGCAATAAAGAACTCAAAGAAATGAAAAAAGGTTTTGAAGATGCGGGAGATGGAGCATTAAAATTTAGCGATGTACTTAAAGCAAATGTTTTGGGTGATGTAATTGTTGGAGGATTAAAAAAAATTGGTAGTGCAACATTAGAAATTGGAAAAGCGTTTTTAGATGTTGGTAAACAAGCATTAGATAGTTATGCTAATTATGAACAGTTAGTAGGTGGTGTAGAGACACTATTTAAAGATAGTGCAAATATTGTTGAGGACTATGCCAATAATGCATATAAAAATGCTGGTTTATCCGCAAATGATTACATGGAGACGGTAACATCTTTTTCGGCAAGTTTATTACAGAGTTTAAATAATGATACTGCCAAAAGTGCGGAGGTTGCAGATATGGCAATTACTGATATGTCTGATAATGCCAATAAAATGGGGACAGATATGTCTATGATACAAAATGCTTATCAAGGGTTCGCAAAACAAAACTATACAATGTTAGATAACTTGAAATTAGGTTATGGTGGAACAAAATCAGAAATGGAAAGGTTGTTAGCAGATGCTGAAAAAATAAGTGGTATAAAATATGATATTTCAAGTTTTGCTGACATAACACAAGCAATACATGTAATGCAAGAGGAAATGGGAATAACAGGAACAACTGCAAAAGAAGCAGGAACCACTATAGAAGGATCAGTAAACTCGATGAAAAGTGCTTGGCAAAATCTCTTAACAGATCTTGCAAATGGTGGTAAAAATATGGGTTTGCTAATTGAAAATCTTATGACCACGATATTTGGTGATGGAACAGAGACTAATTTGGGTGTATTTGGGAATGTTTTACCAGTAATTCAAAATATAGTATCAAGTTTTGCTGATGTTATTCCAAATATTGTAGATAAATTAATGGAGCATTTGCCATATTTATTAGATGCTGCATCAGAAATAATAATGTCGTTGGTTTATGGAATTACAGAAAATATTCCTGCATTAATGCCTGTAATAAGTGATTTATTTGGGAATATTTTACAATATATAATCGAAAGTTTACCGATTATTATTAATTCTGGTGTTCAAATAATATTAGCATTAGTTCAAGGAATAGGAGAAAGTTTGCCTACATTAATACCTGCACTTGTGGATGCAGTAGTTTTAATAGTAGAAACTTTAATTGACAATATAGATTTGATTATAGATGCAGGTATCCAGTTAATTTTAGGACTTGCTGATGGACTTATAGAGGCACTACCCAGATTAATTGACAAAGTACCAGAAATAATTGAAAAACTATTTGATGCTTTTATTAGAAATTTTCCTAAAATAGTAGAGGCAGGAGGACAATTGATAGGTAAATTGATTGTTGGTATAATTGGATCTTTAGGAACATTATATAGTAGGGTTCCTGAGATTATACATACTGTAGTTAAAGGGATTTCTAGTGGCTATCAGACAATAAAAAATGCAGGCTTAAATCTTGTGGCAGGCATATGGGAAGGTATATCTGGAAGCCTGGGCTGGATCAAAAATAAAATAAAAGGATGGGTAGGGAATGTTACTAAATTTATTAAAAATCTGTTTGGTATTCATTCGCCATCTAAATTATTTAAAGATGAGATAGGAACAAACTTAGCACTTGGTATTGGCGAAGGGTTTACTGATACAATGACTGATGTTCAACAAGAGATGGCAGATGCAATTCCTACAAAATTTGATACAACAATAAATTCAAAAATTGGTAACAATAGTTATCAAAATGTTGCAAATTCAGGTTCATTTGATAATATGGTAATTGCCTTTAAAACTGCTTTAAAAGATGTCAAAGTTATAATGGATGAAAAAGAAATGGGGACATTTGTTACAAATGCTGTGGAAGAGGTGGTATATTCATGAGTAATAGTATAACTTTTAAGGGTATTAGTAGCAATACTATATCTGGTCTATTAATTAGTGAATTACCACCTATTACTAAGCCTAAAATGAGAGTAAAAGAAACTGTTATAGATGGTGTTGATGGTTCTTTATTAGAAGACTTAGGATATGAATCATATTCTAAAAAATTGAATATAGGTTTAACAAGAAATTTTGATATAGATAAAATAATTGAATATTTCAATGGTGAAGGAAATGTAACATTTAGTAATGAATCTGATAAGTATTATAAAGCAAAAATAGTTGATTCTATTGATTTTAATAGATTGATAAGATTTAGAAAGGCTGATGTTAATTTTATAGTTCAACCATATAAATATAAATTAAATGAATCTAAAGTAGATGTAACTATAACTAATCAAAATGAAGTAAAAGTGACAAATGTAGGCTTAGAGGTATCTAAACCTATAATTACTTTATATGGTAGTGGTGAGTTACATTTTTACTTAAATACAGTAGAAATTTTTAAATATAATTTTGATACAGATGGACAAGTAGTTATTGATAGTGAAAAGGAAGAAGCTTATTTAAATGGTGTATTAAAAAATAGACAAATGTTAGGCGAATTTCCACTTTTAAAAAGTGGCGAAAATACAATTACTTGGACTGGAACATTAACAAGAATAATAATTGATCCAAAAAGTAGGTGGTTATAATGATAAGGGTATATGATTCTAGTGAAAAATTATTTAATAATAATGGAATTAAAATATTACATCCTTTATCTGCGATTGTTTTTAAGGAGGACAATGGTGATTATTATATTGAAGTAGAAGATTCTATTGAAAAAGTTGATTATTATCAAGCAAGTATGATAATCAATTGTCCTACACCTTTTCCGGAGGGGAATCAGTCATTTAGAATAGTAAAAAAAGACAAAATCAATTCAAGAGTAAAGGTTAAGGCTAATCATGTTTATTTTGATACTGATAATTACATGATAGATGACAAATATATAGTCGATAAAGATTGTAATTATGCACTAGATTATCTTAACAAAAATTGTGATGTTGAAACACCATTTACAACTAATTCAGATGTTACTAGCACTAATTCTTATAGATGTGTTAGGAAATTATTAAGTGAAGCAATTACCACTTTGATTGATAGATGGGGAGGTCATTTAGTAAGAGATAATTTCAATATAAGTATAAAACAAAATATTGGTGTTGACAGAGGAGTAGTTGTAAAATACAGAAAAAATATTACTAGTATAAAGGCAGAAGAAGTATGGGACAATGTTGTCACAAAAATTATGCCAGTTGGTAAAGATGGTCTATTACTTCCAGAAAAATATTTAGAAGTTAAAGATAAATTGTATGATATTCCTTTTTCAAAAATTGTAAAAATAGATCAAGATCTAAAACAAGAAGAAAATGAATCTGATGAAGATTTTACAGAAAGATTGATTGCAAATTTAAGATTAAAAGCCAAAAGTTATTTAGAAGAAAATAAGTATCCGAAGGTAAATTATAATTTGTCTGCTAATTTGGACAATATAACTGATGTTGGAGATACAATCTATGTTGACCATCCTAAATTAAATATAAAAATGACAACAAATGTCATTTCGGTAAAGTGGGATGTAATTAGTAAGAAATACAAAAATATCGAATTTGGTAATTTCAGAAACAAATTAAAAGACTTATTGAAAAATATGAATACTATTGCCAACGAAATTTCCAAAGATAATTCAAACGAAACAAAATCATTTTTAGAAAAAGAACTTATAGATGCCACAAATAAAATATGGGGTACTTTAGGAAATTCCTTTGTAATTTATGAAGGCGATAAAATATTAATTGTAGACAAATTACCAAAAGAACAAGCAAAAAATGTTATTTTAATGAATAATGGTGGTATCGGTTTCAGCAATACTGGTATCAATGGTACATTTGTAACTGCTTGGACTATTGATGGTGGCTTTAATGCTAACTTTATTACTTCTGGAAAAATAGATACTTCATTAATTGAAGGATATGATAATTTAGCTTTATCAGTAAACAAATTGGTCGATGTTACTAGAACTTTAACTGCTAATAATTATATCGAAATTACAGATGCTGTTAAAGGTAGTGTTCTTTATTTATCAATAAAAGGAAATTTATCCTTGTTATTTTTATCAAATCAAACTTTTTTAGGAAGCAATACTTTTTTTAAGAATTCTAATTTAATAATTGAAGATATTAATGGGAACAAGAGAGAAATTAAAACAAATTTAAAAAGACTTAATGTTTTAAATGATGTTTATGATGAATTTATAGTTGATTACACAGGAACATATATAATTCGTAGAATTGGTGTAAATAATGATTTAAGTTTATATGAATTAGATGAGGAGATTAGAGAAGAATTACCTTTATTAAAAATTGAATTAAATGAAGGATATAACAAAATATACTTGAAATCATTTTCTGATTTAACTTATACTCTTAAATATGCAAAAAAGAACGATTATACTGATATATTTACAACTAGAATAGAAATGAATTCATCTATAGCATTAAATAATGAAAACATAGATCTAAAATTGCTAAAGAAGACGGATAAAGATAATATTATCGCTCAAATAAATTTGAGTACTGAAAAGGCTGAAGATGGTTCTTTAATACAAATAGAAGCAGATAAAATTAATTTAAAAGGAAAGAAAATTAATCTTACATCTGATGAAATAGATATTGATAGTAATAAATTCAAAGTTACTAAAGAAGGGCAGGTAACTTGCGAAGATATAATCATCAACAGTGGAAAAATTGATTTAATTGATGATTCTCAAAATCCAAGTTTAACTATGAAAAGTTTAATATCTACTGGAGGACAAACAGAAGAAATTTCCTCAATGAAACTGTTAGGTAATGGAATGAATGTTCAAATGTCTTCAAATGTTTATTTATTAGCATATATGCACAGAGGACTTCCAGCAGTAATGATGAGTGATGGAAAAGACTTTACAAGTGTATTTTCTTCCGGTATAACAACTCCAGTGCTTACTCAAACATCTTTAGAAAGTAGTAAGAAAAATTTTAAAAAGTTCACAAATGCAATTGAAGAAATAATGGTAACTGATATTTATCAATATAATCTAAAATCTGAAAATGATGATCATAAAAAGCATTTAGGATTTGTTATTGGTGATAAATATAATTATTCACATACAATTACTTCTGTTGATGATGATGGAAAAGAAATAGGTGTTGACAATTATTCAATGACTGCATTATGTCTACAAGCTAT